TCTTTTCTGCATGAGCTTTTTGATGAACAAGTTGCTGATTAACTGTTTCCAAAGAATCTAACTTAGACTCAATATTCTCAATCTTCCCATCAAGAAGTGGGTCAGCAACACCTTTAGATACATTCTCAAGCTTCTGGTCGTAAGCCTTTTTAAATTCTTCAAAAGCTTCGCCCATCTCTGAGACTGCATTCTTTACGTCATCCGACATAATAGCCTCCTACAAGTGCTTTAGTTTATTTGTGAGAGAATGAAGCGCATCTACAGCGTTATTCTCGGTTATGGACTCAGCCTCTCGCTGATTAAAAGCCTTATGTACAGCCTTCGCTGCAACTTTGGCCTCTGAACGGGATAAGCTAAAAGCATCACGCATTCCGCCCTCCCATTCTCTGATAGAAAGCTCATCGCCTTTGACCGAACGAATCCTAGCTTTAGGGTTCATCGGAAATGTTACGAGGCTTATCTCCATCAATTCTACTTCTTTGATGTAACGCCTTTTGTTACGACTGTTATACTCTTGGCCTTTTGGTGATACCCGAAAGCCAATAGATAATCCGTCTAAAGCGCCCATCTTCATTAATTCGTAGGCTTCTCTCCCTGCCTGTGTCCCAAGAGCCAGCCTTCCTTTAACCTTTAGCCCCTGCTCATCTTCCTTGATAGATTCAAATACCCCAATGGGCATATCTGATTTGTGCTGATACAGAAGCTTTACGCCTTTTGCCCCTGTTCGCCTAAGTGATTTGCTAAAAGCGCCCTGAACAACTACATCGTTGCCGAGGTCTTTATTGTTGAAGATTGAGCCGTAGCCCTCAAAGGTTCCCTTTTGTTCTTCGTCATCATCATCTTCATACGCTTTTATTTCAGACCGGAAGTCTATGTATTCCTCTTTGGATTCGCCTTCTTCAGCCACATCTACACCTGTGCGCTCTATGTATTCTTCATGGGTAGCGCAAGGCATGAAAACCTCTTTCCCTTCCTCATCGTGTGAGTGAGTGCCAGTACAGCCTATTTCTTCAGCCCTTTCTTGAGCTTCTTCTTCGGTAGTAAACACATCCCTGCGAATCTGCTCTTTCTTTATAGCCGCTTCCGCAGCTCCTAAGTCATCATCAAGGCTTTCATCAAGCGCTTGTAGAGCTTCATTTATCCGATCTGCTTGGCTTGAACCATCAGTCATAATGGAATCCTCTAAACAGCTTTATTTATGTGGTCGGCTAACCAACTATTTCGCGTTGTCTACGCTGATGGGTTTACAAGTTTATACTTGCTATAAATCTTTGACAACCTTAGTAATCTATATTTGGGTCAAGTGGTTCTGATGGAGTCATGGGTACACCACTGTCAATGGCCTCTTCTATCAACGAAAGACGCTCCTCCATATCAGTTCTCATAAAGTCCTCTTCTGGAGGTTCTTCTCCAAACATATCTTTATATTCTTTAAAAAGATCTTCTGGTTCTTTAATTTGCATCTAAAGCTCTGTCTACAGTTTCATCAAATACTTCTGCTAAATTTGGGAAGTTTGCTTCTACGTCCTTCCACCTCTTTGTTGATCTTAACGCGTAAAGATTGGCGAAAGTTTCTTTTAGCCTTGAATCTTTACCTCCGCGCCCCGTATAGTATCCTTTCCCATGCCCAAACATACCAAATTCACTATAAGCCTTTCCGCTACTCATAGCGTCAACAATATCGCTAAAATAACCAGCATCCCAACCTTTCAAATCTCGTTTAACTCTGCCTGTTGGGGTTTCTTTCTCGTTGTATAATTTGTTTCGGTATTTTCTTATATTTTCAGGCATCTTTCTACCCACAAAGCCGTTTGCTTTCCTGTCCTTCTCGTAAGCATCTATAAACTTGTTACTTCTTGTTGACCAAGCAAAGGCATATGTAGACGGTAATGGGTCTATTCCATCCATGCCGGACTTTTTCAAAAGCGAATAATCTACATGATGCCCGTACTCATGAGTAAGAGTAAGCCCGTCATTGTCCCTAGCTGTGGTCGTTACCCTTTGTTGATTCGGTTGATAGTATCCCCTGCTTACCATTTTTCCTGAAGGCATCTTCTTGAAAGCAGTTGTAAACTTAGGTATTGGCAGTATCTTCTGTAAGGCAAGCTGTTTGGTTGTAACTTGATTTGTCATTACAAATTCATAATCAGCGATTGTTTCATTGAGAGCTAATGTTTCGCCCTTTCCAGCAAAATCCATTTTTCCATCCGTTTTTACATCTTCAACAGAATCATCAGCATCTACATAAACTATGGCGCACCGACAGTTGATGATGTTTGCAGCCCCTCCGCTTGGATCGCCCACATATTGCATCTCTGTTCCGTTAGGCATTTTAAACGGCTCATCCATGCTTACCTGAACGCCATTCATTGATGCGTGAGCGCTTCTAGTCCTAGCATCAAGAGTAGCCACCCACTGCTTAGTCATGTTTATACCAAGATCACTACTTAGTCCTTGATGGTAATTGTGCTGACCAAAACCTGATGCGTTGTGGACTTCTGTTCTGGCGATAAGCGCTGCTCTTTTTCGGCTTATGTTGTTGTATTTTCTGGTAATTTCTCTAGCGATAGGATCAATACCCAAGCCCTCTTCCTGCAAGGTATTGATGTCATTGAATATTTTTATTGTCATGGATTGCGATATGTTAGCCAATATCGGCTCTCTGGCTGAGAAATACACATCATTCCATGTATCTATAGCAAACGATCTATCAAAACCAAACCCAAGATCAACCGCTGCCTTTGTGAATACAGGTTTGTATTTACGATCATTATTATCAACGATATTATTAAACAGCTTTTTAGTTTCTGCCCTGACAGCCGCCCTTATTTCGTTCTCCTTCCTTCGTACTGATTGACCGAAAGCCGGACGAACCCCTGCCTTCACCTCACTCACTATAATTCGGAGGTCTCTACGGAATGCTGTTTCTAGCTTTTTTTGAAGTCTGCGAGAACGTGCGGAACGCATCCTGTTCTCTTGAGCAAGATACTTTCGGGCGTTTACCCTGCCCTGTCTGAATTGGCGTATTTGTTTACGCCCAAACTTTTTTCTTTTTGCCGCCCCAGTATTCAACCGCATGACCCTCGTTGATTAATGTGGCGCAAATGTTAGTGCCTTCTTTGGTTATAGGTATTGCAAGAATCCTTCCGTACTTGTCCCCTGCATCCAGTGATTGTATGTAAACCTCATCACCGCAAAGCTCCTTGACTCTTTCCTTTGCAGCCAGACCCATAACCTTCTCAGCTTTGTTGCGAGTTCTGCTCTCTGGCGTATCAATACCCGCTAATCTCAGCCTTTTTTTCTTTAAATCTACCGAAAAGCCTAAATCTATATCTACATCTACCGTATCACCATCAATAACTCTAACAACTTTGCATTTGTAATAGTGAACCTGAATAGGGTTTGTCATTTCTTGCTACTCAATGGATGGCCCTTTGGAAACAAGTCTGTATCATGCCTTCCGCCTTGAAAGCGTCCTGATCTTAGCGCAAACAAGAAGCTATTAACCCGCGCATAAGCCCACTGGTCAGCACTGGATACACTTGGCCTTACGCTTTGAGGATTGGTTCTATAAGCGCCTACGCCCCTCTCAAAGACTGCTGTAAGCATTCTGAGGGTTGCTCTCTTTGTAGGCTTATCTCCATGCTTTTCATTATGCTTTTCTACTTTTCCCTTCAATCCTTCTTTTACTTTTGCGCTGACAGCCTTCTCGTCTACATCTTCATAATCCATGCTGTAGGCTTCTTCTGGGGGTTCGTCAAATTTTTGACGGCCTTCTAGCTTTTTGACTACTTCAAGAACTACATCTTTCATTCCTTGTTGACCAAGCTTCGGGTTTACAGCGCCCCACTTAATGAGAGCCACAACCCCAGCAATGTTGGATGCGTTTGGCGTAGTCTTGCCGCCTACAAACTGGTTGCCATCAACCACAGTATGCCTAGCACACCAAGCCTCGCGCTCTTTAATCCAATCAAGGATAGCTGGGCTAGTGGAGCCATCTCTTGCTTTTATCCAGTTCTGAAAGGCTCCATTGCCTCTAATGTTTCCCCCTGCTCCCCATATCTTGCGGCCTACAGAGGATTTATCATCATAGAGGGCTTTGGCAAACTGAAAACTAAACTGTGGATAGTTGCTGTTTCTCAGGCTTATTTTCTTGTTGTCTCCCTTCTCAGGAAAGTCTGTAACCTTCTTTGCATCAATAGGGTTGGTATCATAAAGATCAACCTCCTCTTCAGCTTCAGGGTCAACCGCCTCTGGAGTTGCGCCATCATTCAACGCAAAAAGGTTAGCCGGAACAAGAAGATCATCAGCCCCATCCATAGGACTTAAACCAACAAGCTCTCTTGCTTCATTACGAGTCATAATTCCCTTGTCAACGGCTGATATTACATTCTCGTAAATGATTCTTCGCCTTTCGCTTAAAGCTGGTATTGAGTCAATGTCATAGCAAAACTCAATATTGTCATCGTACTGAGGCATGAGCCATTCATTCATATCTGATTCAACCTTCTTCAGATAAGGAATAATCGTTTCCTCATACAAGGCAAGCCTAGCCTCTGCGACATTGCTGTACGTTTGGCTATCTGGAACGCCCACAAGTTGACTAGGCACACCAAAACACAAAGCTATATCAGTGGCAGACATATGCTTCATATTTAGAAAGTCCATATCTCTAGGCGAAAGCCCCATCTCTCTCCAATCAAAGTCGCCCTCAAGAAGAAGGGGTCTCCCTGCGTTTTTGCTACCTTGAAAGCGTTGATTGAGGTCTGTGAGAAGCTGCTGCCGTTGTGATTCGGAAAGCTGCATTTGGTAGCCTTGATCGTCTTTAGGCTTGAATATAACGGCTCCGCTTGGCCTAGCACCGTTTTCTAGGAGGTTTATGTTATGTCTTGTTGCAGAGTTATGCTGATCCACTTCTGTTGCTGCGGCAGTTAGTGGAGAACAGCCGTAATAGTCATCCATAGGATGCCACAGCTTTACTTGTTTAAGATCACTAAACCCATTCTCTTGGTCTACGTCATAAACAGACTGCACTTTGCCGTTTATGCTGTATTCATATCTTTCTGGAAATACAGCGCCAGTTCTGCCTTTAATTTCAATTCTATCCGGCCTTAACAGATGAAGCTCTTTTGGAGCGCCACCAATGCCTGTAATCCGCATGACATAAGAGTTGCCACTTAGTAATAGATAGCCGTATAAGCTGTTAAAAAACTCTGAGTAACTTTGTAGAGGGTTGGGTCTGTTCAGCAAAGCCATAGCTGGATGGCTCTCTATAATGTCATCTCCGCTTTTAAGCATAAAAGGAACTGCTGATGCTCCCTTTGATATCTCGCTTACGCAACGGAAGACAATGGCGTTCTTTAAGTATCCTTCAACCGCAAGGTCATCATACTTAAACATCTTAGATGCGGAGCTATTAACCCCGAAATAACCGACCATTGGACCCTGCTCTTTCGTCAGGATTGGTTTTTGTGCGGGTGTAAATATATTTCTAATATTATCAAGTAGAGCCATTAGCTTATTCTCCAAGCAATATCACCGCGAGATTTGTTCAGTTCAGACAAACCCCATACAAGAGCATCTAGTCTATCTGGGGAAGGCTTAGGTCTCTCGCCTGTGTAAGTACACATTTGCGTTTCAAGATCAGCAAACACGCCGCAATGATGAACTCTTCCTTGTTCGTATAGAGCCGCTACTGGTTCTGCTCTAACCATTTTCCCTCTTGTTGCGTGAACTGACTTAAATCTTGCCCCTGTATCAAGGGTTCTAATTAACCTCTCTACTAAATCGCCGCCATTGTTTACCTCGGCAACGATCTTATCAGCCTCCCACTGATAAAATAGATCAATAGCTAATTGACCCCATTGATCCGGCTTATACTTGCCCGACTTGTCATCAATGACATAATACTCGTTATTTGCATCCTTTCCCACCACAACAATACCTGTTTCATCTGAGCTATCCCCTGCTGTAACTGCTGGATCAACCGCAATAATAATATTTGTTATTTTTTCCGTAACATTTGTTATTTTTACCCGCTTTGAATCAATCAAGGAAGGAGTCCAGAGCGCACCTTCCATAGCGTCTATAACTTCCGCGTAAAGCTCTTGTCGCCCTAGCGTCGTGCCTTCGTACTTGTTTTTAAGCATTTCAAGAGTGCTGTTAGCTAGGTTTTCTTGATTCTCAAAAGTAGAGCCAGTAGTGATGCAACAATCATCTCTCTGCATAAGATTTCTTATTATTGGAGTAGGTTTTGGTGTTGTCGTAATTACACATCTAGGAGAATCACCCAATCTTAGACCAAACATAAGCTGGTCAAATGTTTCTGGATACCTCCATGCAGCAAGCTCATCACACCAAGCTCTATGAAACTGAGGACCACGCAACCTATCCGGCTCTGTTGCACTAAAGCCCATAATAATAGAACCGTTGTAGAGTCGTATCTCTGAGGCGGATGCATTATATCCCTGCCCTCTCCCGCTAAGAAGAGCGCCCTCCGGCAACATTTTTAGCATTCCAGAAGGCCCGTTAAACGCTACTCTGCGTAAATCTCCAAAAGTGGGAGTAACTATAGCTACTTGTGATTCAGGGTTTCTGAGTGCGTACAAGAGAGCGTCACTAGCTCCCGTGAAGGTTTTGCCCCAACCTCTTCCGGCTAGAATTAGCCAGATGTGCCAATCTCCGGTTGGTGTAAGTTGTTTTGGTCTAGCCTTGTTTAGCCATTCAGTGTACAGATTCGCTGTCGCTTTGTGACCTTGCTGACGCAAGCTCATCAAGTTGCTCCATAACTGCTCTGAAGGCATCGGGGTTGCTGACATCCGCTGCTACCTTTGAAATCTCTTGTGCTTCGCCCAGAGCTAATTTACCTATCTTCTGTGCATTAGCTGTAGTCGTTGATAAATGGCTCATAACGTGCGCTGGCAAGCCCTCATATTCTGGATTTGCCCTTTCCTCATCCATATGCTTCTGTATTTTTCTTCCAACCACGTTAAGCATTCCCATCGCTAGCTGCATACAAGTATCATCAAGCCGCTTTGAGTCTTGCACCAATCTATCCATTCTTTCTTCGTCCAGCTTGTCCTGTAATTCAGATTGATACTGATTCTTCTGCTTTTGCCAGTTAGCATTCTTACTTTTCGTATACAGAGTTCTCTCTGCAACATCATGCCGCTTTGCAAGAGCTTCTATCGTGGGGTATTTACGAGTTCCATTTGCATCCACATAGCCATGAACAAACTCATCTCTAATTAAACTTTCTAACTCATCAGTGATTTTTTTCGTCATTACCGTTGCCACTTTTTGCTGATTCTTGCTGCTTTCTCAGCTTAATTTGATGTCTGCTCTCCCAAGCTTTAGCGTATTCTGCATCCTCAAATAGCTTGGAAAAGCCCGTTATGTGCTTCAATCTTAACAACTCTTCTGGCTCCATACCAAGGTGATTGCATATTGCAGCATCTTCCCATCCATTATCTAGCATATTAAATACCATATTGCTCATGCCAGATATGCTATGACTACCCCTTGCTCTGTTATGGCGAACCGTAGATGCCATGCGCTCATTGATGTCTTTCTGTATAACCACAATCGGCACACAACCGCCCGTTGTTTCAGCTATATCCTCGTTTGTTTTGCAAATAAAGTAACGATGGAACCCATCCACAATAATGTACTTTTCTTTCTCATTATCCCATATGGTAACTACTGGCTGAGTGTAGCCATCGTGTTTTATGGATGTATGGAGGAGCTTCATTTCTTTTGATGCCACAGAATTAGGGTTGTAGTCGTTAGGCTCTACTTGCTCAACAGGAACCCACTTAACACTACTAACCGGATGGTTGCTCTGATCCATTGATCCCTCTCTGTTCTAGCTTAATATATTTAAGATACATTTCAGGCAAACCCCAATTTATCTGTTTACCTCTCTTATGCTTTAAAAAGTTTACAGTTTCAGGTCGGCTCAAGAAGTTATCTAGCTTGGTAAAGTGGTAATCGTTAGCCAACAAACAGGTTATTTCGTTTTTGTGGCGATCATCAGATAGAGCCATATCCTCAAACTTTTTATCCATCCATTGAAACTTTTTGCGAAACATTGCCTGTCGTTCTTCTGTTTGGATGAGCTTATCAACCAAGTAATCTCTGTATTCTTTCCAATCACCGAACATATAAGGAAGCTTGTTGACTGAAAACATTTGTCGCTTGGCTATATGCCTAGTCTGATTTATGCCTTTGAGTCTACTTGTTAGCTTATCCCAAGTATCTCCCTCCATTTCCTGTAGATAGTACAGTTGGTCTACAGCCGTTTCGTGATGTAAGTTTGATACTCTCATTTTGTAAGGAGAAATGCCGTAACGGAAAAACTCGTTGTAAATCGTGCAGTATTGCCACTGATTATCATGGATAGCCTTCCATATATCCCGCCAACCCCAATCATAGAGAGGATAGAACGTGTATTGATCATGCTTTTTGTTTTGAACCTTGCCCCAAGTTATGTGCTTATATGTCTGACCAACAGTAAGCCCTGATGCTCTGTTTGGGCTTTCTTCTGCTCTAACTCCACTAAAGTAAGCCACTCTCTGATTCGGATATTCTTTTTCAAGAAAGGCTGGGAACATCTTGCCAAATCTATCAGTTCCGTAAGTGTTCTCCTTGATTGATATATCTTCTTTCTCTCGCATCCATTCATGCCCCTCTTCCCAGCAGTTCAGCCACGGGTCCTCCATTGAAGTCGCATTGAATAACCTGATTGGAACCTGTAACCAGTACGGCTTTACTCTCGGGTCGCTCATTACATCTCTTGTATAACGAACAACAGCATCCCATTCCGCCTCTTGGTCTACAAAACAAACGGGGACAGGAAGCCTGTTCATTTGTTCAGCTACATCTAACACCATATTCAGAGTAACCGTGGAATCCTTACCTCCACTAAACCAGACTCCGAAGTTAGGAAACTCGTCCAGAATATAAGCGATACGCTCTTTTGCTGCTTCACAAACATTTTTATCTAGGTAAATTTTCACTTATTTA